ACATCAGTCATACTTACATACGATGAAAGACTCATCAGCAATACACTCACCATCAAAAAAGTCAGCACTTGAAACTCGCATACAAACCATTTCACCTTAGTCCCACAAATCTCTAATATTTGACGCAATCCAATACCACGCATCATTTCTGAGGTCTTCACGGATTCTATCACGGTTGCGCTCTTCTTCAAAGTAGCGATGAGCCACGATTTCGTCGCGAGGACTATCATTACCCAATATATCTCCATTCCTCAAACTCTCCATATATTCATCATAATAAGGATTATCAATCCAGTCACAATCTTCATCAAGTGCGGCTCTGAACTGATAAGCAGTATAGAGCAGAGCTTCTTGCCATTCTTCGGGTTCTTTATATGGGGCGCGACCTGGATAACTTATGCCTTTCGCAGCCATTTGCTCTAACATATCGGGAATAAGTGTCATAATGTAGTGATCCATATTCCACCAGTCCTGTGCGCAGTATCCGTTAACGGCGCGCTGCCAAGCGTAGCGGAGATTGCGAAAGAATTGACGAATATTGTAGGGAATAGTGCTCACACGCCAAGATAGATAACCATAGCGAAGACAGTTTAGATAAGGTGAATGATATGCTGGTCCGTTGCGTTTAAGTGAGTTAATATATTCATCGTAGTTTTGTTTATTTAGTGAGTTCATTAAGTTCTCCTTTCAGTTTTTTATAATTTATTATATAATAATTTTGAGAAAAAATCAAATTATTTTATCGGTGTAGCCCCATTTAATTTAATCAAACCTAGAGCTTGTTGTATGATTTTATTAAAATCTAATTTTATAGAATAATTCATATCAATATTTTTTACCATGTTTTCATTTTTTGTATCTTCATTGTAGACTTCTGTTGGTGTAAGCATATCAAAACGAGGAGAATAAGAAGTAGTCAAATAGGAATCTTTATCACGTGCTGTAACTCTTAAATATATATCTTTAGTATTTTTTTCTTTCTTTTCTGCTTTTGTTTTCTACAACAAACGAATTGTTTTCGCTTGACCAGGCTCAAAATTAATTGATAAAGATGCTGTGTTTTTTTGCTATTCTGCTATAACTTTTATAATAGCCAATACAATGGATGAAGATGGTACTATTGTCTAGTTAATCATAAAAAAAGTATTATATCTCGAATTTTCTGCTGCATTAAGCTATCTAATAATATCTGTTTCACCCTCGATTGAAAATGAGTTCATTATTTTTAATGCATTCATAACATACTAATTAGCAATATATGGAAATTCTTTAAATTCAGACATATATGCCTCTCGTTCATTTGCTGTGTTTTCAGCATTCATACCCATAATACGATTCCAACTACCAAAAAATGCAATAAGTACATTTTGTACTTCCTTATCTATTCTGAAATGACTGTTCATGAATGTTGGTAAGTTTGGTTCGTTACTAAAAGTAATTACTTCATTATCCTAAGAGAGTGTGTAATTTTTCACCTAAATGCCTGCATATCCTCCATTATCTAATTTAAGAAATGTATCAATTGGTATTTCTACTAAATTACCAACTCCTAGATATTTTGTTTTTAAATTACCGGTAGGTGTAGCTTCAACACAATTTCCATAGATTGCACGTATCATTGCTATAGTACCAATTTCACCTAAAAAACCTTGTACAGATGCAATTGAAGTATTTAAGTCAAATTTCTCATAATCACTCTACATTTCTTTTGTAAATGCTTTCTATAATGGTTCGAAATCTTTGGCTAATGAAATTAATTTATTCCAAATTGCTGTTTTTAAATCTGTCGCATTTTCAGAACTACTAGAATTATTTTCAATAATATTGTTTCTAATATCGAAGTCATAACTTCGTAATAACTTCGATTTACTATCTCTATTCAAGTCATATGCAAAATGTACTAATATTTCATAATTAGGATTTTTAGCTTTATCAATATCCATATCAGTTAATTTTATAGTTACCTTATCAATTGCCTTGGTTATACCTCGTTCAGTAGGGTTTTTACTATTACTTATAGCGAATCTAAACACATCATTAGAATTAAATTCTAATGCTTTCATTTTGGATTCGACTGGTTTCCAAATACTACCGGTTAATCTAGACTTAGCTAGCAATTCAATTTGTAGTAGATCTTCATGAGTTAAATCGCTTACAGTTTTATTAATATTGTCAATACCAAACCATTCATCTAATAGTGGAGCTATTATTGAGATGTTAATTAATGTAAGTACTGTATCTTCTACATCAGGAATTTCAACAAAACCGTCTTTAATTTGACCGTTCTTTATTTTATCTCTAATCATAGCGTCTAAATAATCTCCACGCAATATTTCAACATCTTCATTATCTTTAACTTCTTTTTTTAGTTGAAAAGCATAAGTGTTTCCTGCATATGTGCGTTTATAATTAGATATACCTAATTCTGCTAATAACTATTGATTTTCCGGAGAACCATTAATGGTCGCTCGAATTGCTGGATTTTTCTTAATATCTTCAAATTTTTTCTAAAAATTACTAAAATCACTTACACCCAATTGTGTATATAATTTCTTTTCTTGCTCACGTAAACTTTTATATAAAATACCTAATGTTTTTATAGTCTTAGCATACTAATCACTTGCTGCGGTTACGAAATTACCCATAAATCCTACCTCCAATTCATTAAGTCTCTTTTATTAATGTAAAAAAATAACGGGAACTCTCCAATGAGTTCCCGCCATTGTATTACTTCTTTCTATTTATCAGTTCATAAATTAAGCAACCAACTGCCGCAATTGCAATTGAACTACACAGTCCAATTATTTCCCATCCAGCATCAGTCAAAATCGTTGCAATCGCAGCGACTACACCTAAAACAGTAAATACAATACTTTGAATAATATTGCTCATAATTGCCTCCTTAGTCATTTATGACGTTCAATTGTAGCTTTAATACTATTAAAACCACAACCTGTAATAGTTCTAATTTGAGATATTGTTTTACCTTGATTATATAAATCCATAATATATCTCCAATCAACCTTTAAAAGTGAATCATAATATCTATTATGACGTTCTTCAGAACTAATACCCAACTTTTCTAAATGTTTACTAATATTTATCAGATACTTGCAATTCTTTACTAATTTGAATTACTGTATATTCTTTATCCCATAATTCTAACACTTTATTATCATCTATTTTACTTATAGACTTACTTCTTCTTTTTAAGAGTTCAGATTTATCAACATTAAAACTATATAAAGCATTTGTTACTACGCCTTTATCACATCCTAAGATTGAACATATCGCCTTATTGGTCTTACCTTCATTCCAAAGTCGTAGTATTTCATTATAATTATATATTGGATTACCATCCCCGCCAATAGTAGCATTATAACCATTATTATAACTATCATAATAAGCAATCCAATATATTTCTCGCTCACTTCCTAGATTATCATCACATTGCTCTATTAATTCCAGTTGGAAGGCATCTTTTCCGTATTTTCTAATTGCACGATGTAATGGACAATTACCATCTTTATCATTATTTAAAGCGGAATATATGTGGTCGTTCCATCTATGCTGAATCGTGGCTACCGTTTTCCCTATATAAATATTACCATTTATTATATTTCTAATTTTATATATACTTGTCATATTAATCCAATAAATTGGCTAAATTAGCCGTCTAACTCCTATGCGTAGTAGGTAAATAAACATAACTAAATAATTTATTACCACATAACTTATCAATCATTAAAGTAAGCCCATTATTTTTATCAAAAATGCGGTTATCTGTCTAATGATTATCACCATTTAACCATAATTCAGTATTATTACCTATTCTGCTTAGAATTACCTTAGCAATTTCACCATCAATATTCTAGGCTTCAGTAACATATACAATTGAATTCTCAAATGAACGACCACGGATAAATAATAATGGAACCATTTCTAATTGCCGTTGCCGCACAAGTCGTTCAACTCCCTCTTCACCACCAACTTTATCATATAATGGCGCCATAGTCCAAGCTAATTTTTCATCCACTCCATTCGGTAAATATCCAATTTGAGGGACATTTGCTAATGTAACGTTAGGACGAATAAATACGATTTTTTCGAATTTACCCTATTCTACTAAACTTAACGCTTCGTTAAACATAAGATGGTCCTTACCGGACCCATAAACACCCCTTAATAATTTAACAGTGCTGTTGCGGTCCTATAACATATCCATTGCTGCTAGTTGATAAATATCAAATGGTTTAATACTACCACTCCAATCATTTTTTATAATTGGATACTCACATCTATTGAAAAATCCATTCTAATACTTATAGACCTAGTCGCCGCAGAATACATACTCGTTCTCGTTTATGCCATCAATTATCATATCTGCATAAAATCGCGACATCTATTCGTCTTCCAGTCGTCTCCAACCTTTATAATCAATCATAATCCACCTCACAGTAAATCACTTATGTCAGTCATAATTTCGTGAACTATGCCTTTCTCTAAGGCTTCGGTTTGATATAAATACCAATCACTCTTGATATTAGTTCGTACTTCATCTTCGGTAAAATTGGTATTATCAATATAAAACTGAGTCATCTTCTCTACGCTCTTCTCATAATCGCGCATTGCCGCCTTGATTTCTGCGAAATTACCACCCATATTGTTACAAGAGCCTTCATGGAAAATCCAATAAGCATTTGTTAATGCAAATCTCTTATGTCCAGCGAGATAAATCAGTGATGCGGCCGATGCTACCATACCCATAGCATATGTATAAATCGGCGTCTTACTCAATTTGAACATTGAGATAAGAGAATCTGCCACATCAAGCGAGCCGCCAGGACTATTGATTAGAATACGAATAGGTTTACGCTGTTCTACGGGAGTATCCTTATCTTCTCTATTGAAGAACATTACATAATCAATCAAATCCATTGTGGAACAGTCTATTTCATCTGAAATCCATAATGTCCGATTCTCTAAGTTCTTCCAATACATCACCATTGCTGGATCTGCAAGTGTTTCTGTTGCAGACTTTGGTAATTGGATAAAGATATTCGGTTCGTCCATTTTTTTATTCATAAAAATCCTCCGAGAGGTAATACCTCAATAATAAAGTAAAAAAATCACATAATCATTATACTACTTTACCGCATATTTACGGATGTGAGTAGCAAAATATTTGCCTACGGATTCCGCAGCCGTCAGTGATTTTACTTCATGATGTGGTACACCTGGATAATCATATACTGTATTTCCACTTGTAAATGTAATACTGAGTATTTCAGTTTCAGTGTTGTACTTGATGTGGCTAATTGCTGACGAATTAAGGTCTTTTTCGTAAATCATTTTTATCCTTTCTTTTTATCATGAGGTATCTCTTCATAGTAAGCGTCGGTTTTCTTATCATACGCCCAGTGATCGTGATGCGGCGGATTTTTTGTCTCGATATAACCGGTGGGTGTTATTATATACCATTTACTCATACCTTCCTCCTTTATTGTTATAATTTATTATACCAAAAAATTGAGAAAAAGTCAAATAAAAAAAGAGTAGCATTACTGCTACTCCTTCGTGTTAGAATCTGAAGAACCAGTTAAAGAGATCATCCACATCACTCAGATTATAGGTGCTATGGAATGCGCCATAAGTTTTACAGAACTCATTAAGTGCCTCACGATAAACCTTATTTGCTTCTACGGCGGCCTTGCGCGCAGACTCTACCTTTTCAGCGGCAGCCTTGCGGTCAGCATTTTTCTTTTCTGCTAGTTCCTGTGCCTTCTTCTGCTCAATAGCATAAGCTTTTTCAGCTTCAAGGCATTCCTTTTCTGTTGCATACTTCTTTCCGGTAATTTCACTTACATAAATCATTTTTAGTCCTCCTTTTGACATAATGATTTCGGGCATCCTTTTACCCATTCTAACTATCTATACAATTTACTCCAAAAAAAATGAGTGCATTTATGGTCGGCACTCACGACGAGGAGGTGAAAATTGTATATGGGATTGACTTTTTAGGGTGTCAATCCAAACAACCCAGGCTCGTGGGAGAGCCACTCCATTTCCGGGTCGGTTATTTTTATATCTACCGAAAAAGATAAGCCTTAAAGGTGGTCGCACCTGGAGGAATCGTAGGCGGGAGCGACCCGCCCTCAGTTGTCCTTTGGACTATCCTCGCTACTTAAGGTGGCAATAGCTTTCATTTCTGTTCTATCCTCCTTAATACCACAGATAACTTTGTTTATAGTGGCCGATATTGTGGTCGTTTCCACTCGCAATTACAGTAGGTTGTAAACCGCACATTTTTCCATTATCGGGCTTCAGTTTTTGCTTCTGGTCACGGGTCATCACGAAGACCATCGCCCTTAACGTCCTTGGCCGACGTCGTTCCTACTTAGATTGACAAGGCATTGAACTGATTAGTCGCCTTAGTGGTTGCGGGAGCAAGATTTGCACTTGCGTTCTTCGACTTATGAGGACGATGAGATACTTCTTCTCCATCCCGCCATAATGGGGCGACGATCGCCCCTAAAAGAAAGGAAAGGTATTTAGTGGTTTTGATATAATTATAATGTAGACCTTCGCCTTGCTTACGCAATCTTCATAATTATTAGGTTATAGAGGAGATAAGTCTGAACCATAGAGCCGTCGCCCTATAATTTCTTACCCCGCCTTTCGGCTAATCTCTAACGGGATTGTTTACCCGCACTTTTCACCCACCATTCAGAAAACAAGCATTTTTCTCTTGATGTACTCGTGCACTCTGGGCTACTTAGAATGTGACCTTGCCTTATATACGGATTACTCCGTCATCACGTGCGACTCTTGTTTTGGTTATTACCTGCAGTATCCCTGCTTACCACGGCTAGGGACTTACTGGCTTCGGCATCGCTATTAACGATTGCTTTCTATTGTCAGAGCGACAAGACCATTACCTTATTATGCGATTGTTTCAGTACTATCTATCTATTGGTCGCCCGTTTGAGCGATGTAACTAAATATCACTATCTAGTCACTTCATACATCCGTACAGTATCCCGCACTTCTGTATATCTGTCGATAGATATCTCGGCAGTATGGAATTACTTCTTCACCGAGTTACTTATAATTATATCAAAGCCACCGAAATGGCTTATCCTTAACTTTTGTAAATATATTATATCATATATTTCAGAAAAAGTCAATTATTTCACATTGTTTGCCTTACGCAAAAGTTTCTTTACGATTGCTGAATTATCCTTACCATTTGCCTGGAGTTTCTTTGCTCTCTGGAGGTATTCATCTTTTGTGTGTTTCTGTGCCATAATTTTCTCCTTCATTTTATACATATATTATATCAAAGATTTGATAAAAAGTCAAATAGTTCAGTCGTACCAGTTAAGTTGTTGTCCGCATTTGAGACAATAATCCGGTTTTATGTCGACTTCACGGCGGCACATCCAACAATAAACCGTGAGTGGTTGCTCGCAAGTTGGACATACATATACGCCGTGTTCTGTATGTCTGCGAATTGGATGTAGCGCTTCGCTTTTGGTAAGCTTTGCACGAACTTCATTTGCTTTTGCGCCGAATAGTTTAGTGGATAAATAATCCTCTAATAAGTTGCTTAGGTTAGTCATAATATTACCTCCTCTTTCCTATTATAAGTAGAAAAAGCGAACAGTAACTATACAAATAACCGACTAACAAATAAAATGGCATATTTTATCCCATATGCCAGAGGCGTCATCACAATTTAGGACTCCAGACCCTGGATGACATCATCCTTTGCAGGTTGATAATCCATACCACAGAAGTCCCAACCATTGTTAACCCACTTAAACCAACCCATATGGCCACCGTGAGACATCCAACAAATCTTAGACATAGTTATTTCCTCCATTTCTTATCTGATAACTAATTGCGCCCAGAGGTGGACTCGAACCACCGACGCGAGATATATCTCTCTAATTCTAACCATCTGATATACCTGGGCAAAAATGGCGGGATATTCTGGACTTGAACCAGAGACCTCCTGATTAACAGTCAGGCGCTACCACCAACTGAGCTAATATCCCAGACACAGGCTGGATTAGGGCAACCATTTAATCTAACCCGCCAAGAGTTAGAACCTATAATAGAGTGGGATAGTTTATTCTGCTAGCATGCCCTCCCACTGAGCAGTCTATGTCATCCCATAGACAGGCTTATCCTTGTAGGATAAAAATAGTTTGATTTCCGAGGCATCTTGCCTCTGTGCATAAACTTAATATAGGAATTACCCAATATCAAGTCAATCAAACACAGCCTTAATTGTTTGATACTTCCGCTTCACAACGTAACGTCCGATATCTAGTATGAAACTATTCTCTTGGATTCTCGTATAGTATAAAACATATTTAGACCAGATTTGCACATTTGGGACTAGTCTATGTTATAGTGGAAGGAGTTAGTCCTGGAGACCACTCAAAAATAATCAACCCTATAACTGTAAGTAGCATCTTAACTTACCCCATCATTCGCGGGTCATCACACCCCAACGATTCTTATCTGCCTTCTAGTGATGTCGGATAAGCGCTTGGCACCGGTGCTACGATTCGAACATAGATACGCAGTTTTGGAGACTGTAGTCCTTCCATTGGACGACACCGATATGTTGCATACATTTTATCTGCCCTACTCGGTGCAGTCCTTGCATGCTCAGGAGTGGTGGGCGACAAGAGATTCGAACTCTTAAGACAATCGTCGTACAATTTTAAGTCGTATGCGTATACCAGTTCCGCCAGTCGCCCATTATTTATATTTCCATTTATATCCATAAGCACTTTTGCGCTTACCTTGACATACTTCAATTATATGTTGATGACCATTAGTTTTATTAAGAAAACGCTATGCCGAAACAATTGATTCAAATTCTCTAATTGGCTCTAAAGTAATTTTATTTAACATTACTACTGCCCTTTCTCTACTTTCTTTTGTTCGTTTTGCTCGTTCTTCTTTGGTTACACCATAATTTTCTAAAGCCACTTTAATAGTATATCTATCATATAAAGTAATATCTGCAATTTGTTTATTATTATATCCTTGTATCCATAAATCGTAGATTTGCTAATAATTACAATAGTGTTTACCATCACCACCAAGAGTGGCGTTATATCCAGTGCAATTTTCAAAGCCAATAAATGAATTATAATAATTAATCCAATATATTTCTCGTTCAGATACTATACTAACATCACATTATTCTATTTGTTCAACAATAAAATTCTTAATACCATATTTATTCATTGCACTATATAAAGGACGATTCTTATATTTTTCACGCTAAGAATCATGTATATGTTCTTGAAATCTTGCTTCAACACTATATAGTGTCTTTCCAATATAAACCTTATTGTTAATCGTATTTGTAATTTTGTAAATATAAGCCATAATCACTCCTTATTTGCATAAAAAAGACCTATACGGCGGCCCGTCATATTTCAACTATCCACCGCTATTATCGGGGTCTTATTCGGTCTATGGTGGAGATGGTCGGTGCTGCCCCGGCGTCCACAACTAGTAATAATCTCAAACATTCTTACGCAATAGTGTTTTATCGAACCGTATACCGGCGGTTCCGAGGGAACTACAAACCCGTGTCTACCCGGCGTAAAGGTTAAGCCTTCACCACCAAATCGTTTTACAACTGATGTGGAGCGTTGGGTGTCATAATCTATTCGTCAACGCAAGCATTTACCACTTATGACTTTGGATGCTGTTTTGTATCCTGTATAACTACTATTAAGCAGCCATACCTGCAAAGCTCATTCTAGGAGCGAATGCAGAACGGATATTGTTTACAAATCTTTTAGCGTTTGTATTTAATTTGCGTCGTATCGTGACTGCGTCCGTGCGTGTTTTTGATGTTCCCACCTGTGTCGAAACTATATTCATCCCCATAATGGTCGGAGTGGCAGGATTTGAACCTGCGTTCGTCCCAAGCGGGACGCGCTACCTAACTGCGCTACACCCCGTTATCTATATCCGACTTTATCATACATCGGAGCATAGGTCTTAATGTGATTATGTATAACACGACCAATAAGTGCGTCGTGTCCATCTTCTTCTTTTATGTAGATGCGAGTAGTGTCCCTTGTTATAGCGGCGCGCCCTCTCGGTTCAGTCAAACGCTTTGCACATTCTTCAATGTGATGCATATCCCAGGTGTTCAACTCCATTCTTCCGGTGCTACTAATCAGCACAAATAACGGCTTTTCGTTGCGGAACAATGGATGCTTGTCTACAAGACTGCCGCACCAGTCCACATAATATTCTTCGTGGATGTCTGTTACGATAAGATGTGTCTTTATCATTCGCTCGTCCATTAGTTACTCCTTTCCCTGATTAAAAAAGTCTGCTATACTTGCACTCACATTACGTGTGACAATGTCTTCACTGTGTGGTGCGGGATTAGACTTGTGGTTAGGATTATGTTGTTTCCAACAAACAAGCAGATGTTTAGACATTTCGCTTTCTTGTGTGAACTCTTTTCTACAAATAGGACAAATAAACATAATCAATCCTTTCATATGGCAGCCGACGCACGATTCGAACGTGCGAATGCGAGGATCAAAACCTCGTGCCTTACCGCTTGGCGAGTCGGCTAAATGTGAGGGAGAGTGTTATCCCTCCCTCAATCTTACATATTTATTATATAATAATTTTAGAAAAAAGTCAATTAATTTTATTCCCAAATGATTACAACATCATAAACATTATCTGCTGTCTTACTTGTATCATAGAGTGTAATCTTATCATCTACACTAATTCCAGCACCGATGTTATATGTCTTATCATATACATATACAATAACGTCCTCGTCAAGAACGTACCAATTATGACCATCGCTAATCAGTCTTCCGCTTTCATCTGCACATACAAGAGAAATAGCACTAACCGGAGTAAATCTCTTTACTGCGCTATTAGTATATTCTACCTTATAAAGTCCAGATGCGCTAGGAATAACTACACTAGAACTGAGAGTTTCTACATCAGATACTTCTACTCCATCTACATAGCCGTCAAAGCAATTTACACTCTCTTTTGCGGAATTGAGTTTTACTCCCTGCGAATTGATTACAGCGTAACCAGTTGAGGAAATGGCAGAGGAATTGCTCGCATCCACAACAAGAGAGATGACCTGGCCGTCCTTCAGAGCGTACTGAGCGGCGCCAGCAGTGAGATTTGTTTTCTTTTCAAGACTAGATGTGCTAACGATGGAGTAATCTTCTCCGTCATATGCCCAAATAGCGATATCATCAGCGGGCAGATAAGACTTACCATCAACAGTAAATACATAACCAGTCCACTGAATAGCAGACGCGGTTGTAGCTTTTGTGATTGTGTTTACCTTGCCAGCAGATGTAGTAAATGTGATGAGATCACCAGCACTAAGTCCAGCAACACTTGCGCTAACATCAGACTTTACATACTTATCAGGACTGCTTACTGTATAATAAGCAATATAATGTTCACCAAATGCTTCTGTAGCATCTCCGCAGTAGATTACATAACTAGAATAATCTGTTCCGTTGATAACAACTGCCTTTACAATAACACCTTCTGCATTGAGGTAGCACTTATAGTTTACACCAAGTGTGAGTGTCTGCTTTGCAGTATATTCTACTCCGTTGATAGTATAATAATTTACACCATTATTAACATAAAGTTTCTGAACAACACCACTAATAATACTATCGGCACCATCTACACGAACAAGTTCCTTCTTACTATTGAGGTAAATTGTCACAACATCGTCTACAGCAAATTCAGATACATTACTTGCACCATTTACAATAAATGTGAGTTCGCTCTTGGGTACTTCAATACCAGCGAGAGTATTCTTCTTTTCGTTATAAATAGTAGACTTTGTAAGTTGCTTATCAACTCCTGACCATTCTACGATGGAGTAGAGTTTATCAATAGTGGAACCACTCATCTTACAATTAAGTGTTACAGTCTTACCTTCATAAGATGCAATACTCTTTGTGCCAATTACTTCAGCATTAACGATTGCGGCCGCACTTGTAGTAGGAACAGTATACTTAGAGTCGCCAACTATGAGCTTTCCATTCTTTACCTTACCAGTGAATGCTTCAGATGTAGCAACAAATGCAACAATCTTTCCGTCCTTGTTCTTGTATGTATATCCATACTGACCTACTTTTTCAATAATATTGATAAGTGTATTTTCAGTATAAACCATCATACCTTCAGTCTTAGTAACACCAAGACGCTTCATCATAGTTTCATTCTTATTCAGGTCAAATCCCTTTGCTGTGAAATTATGAATATCGCAATCAAGTGCATTGTATACGAGTTGTGCCATTTCGCCACGATTAATTGGTGCATTAAGTGTAGCATAATCTACATTTTCTAATACATCAATACCAGATGCAATCATAACATATCCATACGGATAATTGATTTCACCATAATTCTGACTATAGCCAAGTGCGCGCATTACCATAGCGATGGCTTCTCCATAAGTCACAGAAGCAGTTGGTCTAAATGTACCATCTCCATAACCATAAATAATGCCGAGTCCATTAGCAGTAGCAATATAACCGGAAGCCCAATAGTCTGCGGCAACATCACTAAACTGAGTTGCATATACACCATTAATCTTATATCCAAGTGCTCTTACCACAATCGCAGTAAATTCTGCACGAGTTAATGTCTTATCTGGTGAATATGTACCATCACTATAGCCACTTACCAAGTTCAGACCATAAAGTGTTTCAATCGCTTCCTTATGTTCATTTGTATTGATATCACTAAGTGAATTACCAAAAACAAATGATACTGTGCTGAATACCATAGCGAGACTCAGCACAAAACAAATGAATTTTGTCTTTCTCATATTCTCTCCTTTTCAATTTGTTAACAAATATATATCAGCATTTGATACTCCTAATTGAAGCGCTTCTTCGTGCGTATCAACATAAATATCAATGTGATTTCCGTTTATTGCGCAACCGCAATCCTCGGCAGTATATGTATGCCCATTAATAAGTACTTGACTACCATAAGGAATTACGGATGGATCGACCGCAATAGTACGATCAGCAGTAGCGTGAGTTCCAGTTGCTGTAATACCATCAGTTTTACCACAACAAATTTCACACGCACAATAATAAGTGAGCCGATAATTTCCTAAGTACAAAAGTTCCGGCTCACTAAAACAATATTCAGTTTGAATTTGTGGATGGCTTATAAGGCGGTCGTACCATAAATTACTTGTGGCTTGATTATAATTAGAAATCAACTGAGTGGTCGCCGCCATAAGCCATAATAGTAAAACGGCACAAATTAATGCGCCGATACTAACAATAATAAATGTAAGACGAAATAGGCGTTTAGTCATTCGGAAATAAATTATTCCATTGATTGGTCAATGATTCAAAATCACCGGCGCCAAATGTGCCTTCTTTACCATTCATTTTATAAGAACAAATGAGTCCAGAAGCACAACGAATGATAAACTCCTCAATTTCATCTGCATGATTCAGTTTTGATAAGTTAAATGTTTCGTCTTTAGTCCACTGCATAATAAATCCTTTCTATAATATGGCGAGGGAGGAGGGACTCGAACCCTCAACCTGCGATTTTCTTACTACTCTATGTCACCATAGCCACGTTACCGTGTTGTAGTCTGGACTATGTCTTGACCATGCTTATTTAAGTTTAGGTCTGTGCTGTATAGTCTCTACACATTTACATTAATAATATTAATGATTTAGCACGAAGTTGACTTATTTTTACCCGAAAAAGTTTCGGTCTATGAATGACAATTAGGGCATAAAAATCTTAAATTTTCAATTCTATTATCATTATTTATACCATTTTTATGGTCTAATTGTAATGATAAAGTTTTATTTTGCCATTCACCAGTATTCCCACAACATTCACATTTATATTCTAATAATCCAGCCTCTAAAATACGAGCTTTCATTCTTGTGCGACTAGTATAAGTTGAATTTTCTATTAATATTTCATCTAATGAATATTTTGGATGTGATATCCATTCTTTCTGTACTTTATTAAAATGATCTAATGATATATCTAATTCAATACAGCGTTTTTTAATTTGCGTACGGGCATTACTTCCATTAATTGATAATCCAATTTTTTTAATCGCATCTGTCATAGATGTAGAAGATAAAATTAACTATTTAAATTCTTCGTCAGTTGTGTTATATACTTTGCTCTTCATAAGTGTTTCTCCGTTTAGGCACAATTCACTTGCTAGTTTCCAAAAGCAAGAGTCCAAATTTTTTCAGAGACCGCCGCTCTGACCAGTTGCGCTACTCCCCAACATTAAGTATATATTAATTATACTAAAATTTTACAAAAAAGTCAAGAATTTTAGTATATACTTGGGATAGTTGTTGCTATTGGCTAATTAAGTTTACCTTCACTTTCTGCCCATTCCATAACTTCAAGATGTGTACGCTCCCATTCTACAATAGAAGCAAGTTTATTTAACATCTTTATGAGATTATTGGCACGAACATCGTTATTAAAATAAGGAACTGGATATGCAGTACCTTTTCCGTAAATCTCTGCGCCGAACTCATCTCTACATAACCGGAGATAATTAGCAAAAGAAATACCGAATAGACGCGCGCCAAGTAACTGATAACTACCCACTGTGCCTTTGCAATGAAATTTTTCGTGATCTACACGAATTACATACTTACCAGGCATTGTTGGTGTACTATCTAAATAAAATACAGTTAAATCTTGGTTCATTAGTGAATCTCCTTTGCTAATTCGTCTTTAACTTCCTTGAATTCTTCTGTTGACATAATACAGAGTGCACCATAGTTATCTATACCACGGAATTGCACCGTACCAAAGTCAGCAGGTAAGTCATCTATATAGAAATGAACTTCATTAGATGCATCAAATGGTGTGAAGTTTGGATCAATATAGCGAGAAACCGTGGCTGGCGAACACCCGATTTCTCGGGCAGTCGCAGCCTTATTGTGATTTACATAATAGAGTTCGTTTATTTTACGGATAAGTTCCGGTGTCATTTTTACTGCCATGAGTTTACTCCTTTCAATTTTCTATATTTATTATAGAAGATTTTTGAGGAAAAATCAAGTTTTATTCGACATTTACTCCTAATATAACCGTATAACTAAATCTATTCTCTGCTTCATAATATTCTGTGCTAAAATTCTTAATTACGTTATAAGAACCAATAATTGGTACATTGTGTCCTGCATCATCAATAATTTCTACAGTAGTGAATTCACCAGTAGATACAGTAGGTATTACCGGAGTCTCAGTAGAGAGATTAAATGATTTGCTACCAGTGAGTTCTACGTCTAATGGACGTTCAAACATTCTGTCGACTGTAATACGAGATTCAGTTGCGAGATTTTTGTCTAAAATAATTGTTGCCATAATAAGGCCTCCTTTTTAATAATTATACCCAAAAAACTTGTGATAAGTCAATTGTAAAAGCGAATACCGCATCATATTCATTTTCAGCAAGTGACTAGATAGTAATAGCATTAGTAGAGGGTGAGATATGGGTAAGATATTCAATACCCCATTTACTATTGGTAGAGTCTACATAGGACCTCAATAACCAACGACGCTAACTCATTATATTCGTAAATGAGTTGCTAAAATCCTATAAATTCCTTCCGTTAAAAATCCCACCAAAATAATTTTCAATATCTTCAATATCTAAACAATATAAATATGCATTTCGAGTATTCCGAATAGATTTAGTAGCATAATTTGCATAACTACAATGATTTGCAGAGAATACATTAATATCATATGTATAATTATAATCATTAATAGTAGTGGCACTAATTGCATTTTTTATTTGATTTGGTAAATTATTATATATACGCAATGCACATTCATCAATTGTTTCTTCAGATGGTCTATAATGACCGAATACTCCAAATACCTTAGCAATATTACCATTTATATCTAAAATTCTAAAATTACAAGGATCATTATGTATTTCAGTTGTCTTACCAATCATAGATAAGTTCATAGATATAATATTACCTATAGATAATGTCCGTGAAGGCAATCTATAAATTAGAGTATTCATCATAGATTTTAATGATGAATTACTCTAGAAATATGAAGCATAAACTATATCACCTTGACTTACGCTTGGCGGAGATGGTAAACTCGAATCAAACGTTAATAATCCATTCCTCATATAATTTGAATTTGATGCGGTTAAAGTCATACCAGTACGTATATACTAATGAAATTTCAAATTAGTTGCGGTTAAACGACCATAAGCATTTGCCAAAGATACAAGCCAATTCCATCCATTAGCAGGAATTATCGCACGTTTTCCAGTAGTAATATTCTCTATATCAATAGTATCATTATTATACCAACAGAATTTATTAGGCTTTTTACTCCAAATTGAATAAATATCTTTTCGAAAATAATTACTGCCCCAAACAGTATAATCATGATGGCCTATAGTTATAGTTCTCGTATATTGAACTGTCGAATATGGGTTACTACTCCATCCCTCAAAAGTATATTGTTCATAATCTGCTAACACTGGAAGTGTAAAAGTGTGATTCAATTGATAATCAGTTGCAGTATAAATAGCGTATAAATCTTCGCCTTGTGTCTTGGTTACCGTATCGGTAATAGCCGAATCAGAAAAAGTAATATAATCACTAGTTACGGCTCTCGCTTTTAAACCTATCTTATAATTACCATCCACTATA